GCGCCTTTAACGGCTATCACAAATACAAAACTTCTCCTTAACATGACCAACGCTGGCATCATTGACAATGCAATGATGAACGACTTGGAGACGGTTGGTAACGCGCAGATCAGCACCACGCAGTCAAAGTTCGGCGGTTCGTCCATGTACTTTGATGGGACGGGTGATTATCTAAAAGCACCCGGCAGTCAGTTGTATGCTTATGGAACAGGCGATTACACAATCGAAATGTGGGTTCGCTTTGGTTCCGTTTCTACAAGCGTTCTTGTGGGGAATATAAGTGGTAGTGGTTATGGAGATTGGGCATTTTTCTACAACTCAACATCTACGGTGCTGCGATTTATTATGAATAACAACGCTGTGTTGCTGTCTTCAAGTTCATGGACTCCAAGTGCTAACACTTGGTATCATGTTGCTATATGTCGTGCGAGCGGAACTTATCGTTTCTTTGTAGATGGCACGGTAACAGGCAGCGGTTCGGACACAACAAACATTGCTTGGACAACCGCCAATAGCATTCTTGTGGGTTCCGCAAATGATGGAACTTTGCAGTTAAATGGCTACATCGACGATCTTCGCATCACCAAGGGTTACGCCCGTTACACCGCCAACTTCACAGTGCCGTCCTCGGCATTCCCGACTTCGTGAGGTAGATCATGCTTTACTCAAAAGATGGGTCTATCCCAAAGCTTGAAACAGACGGAACAGAAGGATGGGTTGAAGTACCTGATCCTCCAATTCCGCCAGAAGGCATGGAGACAGTGTGGTGGTGCCCTCCGGGGTGGGTTGTGCGCCCTCCGCAGCCAGCCCCAGAAGAAGGTTATGTGTGGAAATGGACTCAGACGGAAGAACAATGGAACAAGTACGCGCTTGATCCTGTATCGCCTCCTAATCCAACACCAGAACCTACTCCAACTCCTGATCCACAACCTACATATACGGCAGGGACAGCTAGTTTTAGTGGAAGTGTGACTGCTGGACCTGTTATGTACACGGTTTCAAATGGGTGATTTCTATGGAAATGCAGTCGATCATCAATGCTGGAATTGCGGCAGGATTTGCTGCTGTTGGCTGGTTGGCGCGTGAAATATGGGGTGCAGTCAAAGAACTGCGCAAAGACCTGCATGACCTAGAAGTTGGTCTTCCAAAGGAATACGTCCAGAAGGTCGATTTAGATAAGCGGATGGAACACATCGAACAGATGTTTCAGCGCATCTACGATAAATTGGAAGCAAAGGTAGACAAACCCTGATAGTTTCATAAAAAGAGGGAGATGACGAGGTGAACAAACATGGACCCCGCATCTATTGCTCTTATTTTTGGTGCAGCAAAGACTGCCTATGAAGCTATTAAGACGGGTATCAAGGTCGGCAAAGAAATACAGGGGATGGCGGGTGACATCGCCAAACTATACGGCTCTGTTACAAGTCTCACTAAGCTATCGTCTGATCCTCCTAAGCCTAAAATGTTTAGCAAGGTGTCTGCCGAAGAAATGGCAATGGACATCGTTGTTAAACGTAAGCAGGCAGAACAGTGGTTTGCTCAGGTTAAGAACGAGTTTGTCGGCACATATGGCATCGCAGGGTGGCAGGAAGTCGAACGTGAACTCGTCCGTATCCAGAAAGAGCAGAAGATTGCGCGTGAAAGAGCAGCCAAAGAATCGGAAGAGTTTCAACGGGAAGTGATGATAATCTGTACCATCGGTGGTATTGTTATCTGCATCATCATCGGTGTGTTTATGGTGTTTCTGGCTATCTAAAGAGAGAAAATGAGCACTCCTGAAGAAAAACAAGCAAAGATTGCTGAAGATATGGCAGCCAATGCTTCTAAGGGAGCACTGGTTGAAAAGATTGTTTTCGCTGGTGTTCCAATCCTTTTTTCCTGCGTTGTTTACCTGATGAACTCACTTTCGTCGGCAAACAGCGAAATCATCCAGCTCAAGGCTAAGATTGCTGTTGTGGTGAATGCCGATAATAAGGCTATTCCGCCCCAAGGCACGACCATCGACATGGCACAAATCCGCGAGCATCTGAATGAACAGATTGCCAAAGTGGATAAGGAAGCGGCACTTTCACGCGCTGCTATGACTCTTGATCGTGAGCGGTCTATTGCTGCGGTGGACAAAAATCGCATGGAAATGGCTGCTGATGCTGCCCAAGCCCGCGCTGCCATCCGATTAGAAATGGCAAAAGGGTTGGCTGAACTTGAACGACGAATTTCTCTTTTAGAAAATAGGGGGAAATAATGGACCTGTTAAAAACATTTGGACCACTGCTTCAGACGGTTGCTCCTACACTAGCGACAGCCTTGGGTGGACCATTGGCAGGAGTTGCCGTCAAAACCCTATCATCTGCACTTCTTGGGCATGAAGAAGGCACTGAAGATGATGTAAAGGCTGCCTTGGAAAAGGCAACACCAGAACAGCTTGCAGCCGTGAAGCAGATTGACGCTGACTTCAAGGTTCGCATGAAAGAACTGGACATTGATCTTGAGCGCATCGCTGCTGCTGATCGTGACAGTGCCCGCAAGATGCAGGTATCAACGCAGGACTGGGTTCCGCGTATGCTCGCCTTGCTGATTACTGTTGGTTTCTTTGGCATACTGACTTGGATGCTGCTGCATGGTATGCCGCAGAATGGCACTGAAGCACTACTTATGATGCTTGGTGCACTTGGTACGGCATGGACCGGAGTGATTAACTTCTATTATGGTTCATCGGCTGGATCGAAGGAAAAAAATGCCTTGATCGGCAAGGGAGACGGGAAATGAGGGATAACTGGGACATCGCTTTTAGGTCTGTCTTGAAGCACGAAGGCGGCTTTGTGAACCATCCGCGTGATCCCGGTGGTATGACCAATCTTGGTGTCACAAAGAGGGCATGGGAAGAATACACAGGTCAGCAGGCTGATGAGGCAGAAATGCGCAGTCTAACGCCTGAAATCGTTCAGCCGTTCTACAAGGCTCGTTACTGGGACAAGATCAAGGCTGATGACCTGCCATCTGGGGTGGACTATGCAGCCTATGATCTGGCGGTTAACTCTGGACCAGCCCGTGCAGCTAAATACTTGCAGCAGATCGTCGGTGTTCCGGCAGATGGCATTATCGGACCTAAAACACTAGCTGCTATCAATGAAGCACCCGCTGATGAGGTTATTGATGCCTTGTGCGGTATGCGAATGGACTTCCTGAAGGCATTGCCAACCTTTGATACATTTGGAAAGGGTTGGACACGCCGCGTTGCTGAAGTCGAAGAAAAGGCAAAGGGCATGGCCTGAAGCCTATTTCGTGGTATAAATGATGGACTTCTGAGGGATAACTATGCCGCTGGCTCCAATCAATATTCCACCGGGTGTTTTGAAGACGGCAACACCGTTGCAGGTGAAGGGTCGTTATTGGGATGCCAACCTAATCCGTTGGCGTGCTGGCAAACTGCTGCCTGTTGGTGGGTGGCAGCGTATTACCTCGTCACCTCTTGCAAGCACACCGCGCATCCTTTTTCCGTGGACCACACAGCTTGATGCTTTAGTCACAGCGGTCGGCTGTGATGACAAGCTGTATGCCCTGCGCGGTTCAACCTACGATGACATTACACCTGACAACTTTGTTGGAGCAGAAGAGGGTGAAACTGGCGGCTATGGCGCTGGTGACTATGGTGAGCTGCTTTATGGTTTGGACTATGCTGGCGTTGATATTGCAACAGCTGTTCGATCCAGCAATGTTGTGACTATCACGACTGCAACAGCAAACAAGTTCATCACTGGTATGTCTGTTATGATTGCTGGCGTCACTGACAGCAGCTTTAACGGTACATTTACTGTCACAGTCACAAACTCAACGACATTCACTTATTCGCAGACAGCAGCAAATGCGTCATCAACTGGCGGCATTGCATCTTTGCCAACTGCTGATTGGCGTCCTGTTTCGTCTGCTTATATCCCGTCATTCAGCTGGACAATCGACAATTGGGGCGGCGACATTCTTGCAGTTGCATCCAGTGATGGACGTTTGCTTCATTATGAGGATGGTGAGGATCAGGCACATCCGGTTGGATATGATGATATTGCAACGGCTGTTCGATCCAGCAATGTTGTAACGATTACAACAGTATATAATCACGGATATACAGTAAACGATCAAGTTGTGATTGCTGGAACAAGTGTATCTTCAATGAATGGAACATTCACGATCACAAGCATTCCAGCCAGCAACCAGTTTACTTATGCAAACTCTGGAACAAATGCTTCTGGAACAGGTGGAACAGCTTCAATCACTCCAGCTGTCCCACTAAATAATCGCGGTGTAATTGTTACACCAGAACGTCATGCAGTTTTGATCGGTGCTGGCGGCAATCCTCGTCGTGTGGCTTGGTCATCTCGTGAAGATTACGCAGATTGGAACTTTGCTGACACAACAACAACAGCTGGCTATCTTGATCTTGATACATCAAGCAAAATTACAATGTGTGCTTCTGTCCGTGAAGGCACGCTGATCTGGACTGAAGATGAAGCATGGCTGATGCAGTACATTGGGTTGCCATACATCTACAGCATCACCCGCATTGGATATGGTTGCGGCCTTATTGCTCCTCGCGCATTTGCAACAACTGCAGGTCGTTGCATTTGGATGAGCAAGGAAAGCTTCTGGATTTATGATGGCGGCACTGTTCGGCCTCTGCGCTGCGATGTTGGATCGTATGTCTTTGAAAATGTCGATCCAGATACAGGCAGTATTTATACGAATGGTGCTGAAAACGGCACATTTCCTGAAGCATGGTTCTGGTATCCATCTGAAGGAAGCACAGTTCCAGATAAATATGTTGTCTATAACTATGCAGAAGATTGGTGGACCATTGGTTCAATGACACGCACAGCTTCTGCTGGTGCTGGTGTTTTGAAGTATCCAATGGCTTCTGATGAAAACAATGACATCTACAATCAGGAATCTGGTTGGACAGCAGCAGGTGCATCACTTGCTGGTCAGCGATATGTAGAAACAAGTGCAATCAACATCCAGAACGGCAACCTAGTCAGCCACATCAGACAGGCGATTACAGACAGCGGTTATGGATATGACAGCACTCAACTTACGTTCTACTCAAGCTATACACCAGAAGGAACAGAGACTGTTTCTGGACCGTATAATCCGCGCTCTAACGGTTATACTGATATGCGCGTGTCTGGTCGTGATTTCCGTGTAAAGATCACAGCAACTGAAGATGCACCGTGGTCAATCGGTGAAATGCGTGTGGAGTTTATGGGAGGTGGTCAACGATGAACGTGACATTTCCTCCTGTTCCTCCATCATATGACAACGGTTATTTTAACCGTGCATTTGCTACGTTTACACAGGCAATCAACCAATCAATCCAGAAGATTGAAGCAACAGACAGCTTACTTTTACAGGCTCCAAATGGCAGCGTGTGGAAGGTAACAGTCGATAACAGCGGCAATCTCACAACAACATCGGTGGCACTTGGACAAACAGGCGCACCTCCTTACTAAGATGGAGAAGGCATTAAGGCTTGGTGGTGATACGCATTCAGTTGGCGACATTTACCAAGGTCTTTTGTCTGGAAAGTATCAGGGTTGGTTCACGGATAACTCAGGTGTTATTACTGAGATATTGGTTGGACCAAGGAAAAAGTGGCTGAACTGTTTTTTGGTGTTCGGTGACATGGAAGAAGCGATGAGTATGCACCCGCAGGTAATCGCATTCGCAAAGGAGCATGGTTGCTCTTTTATGACCATGAACGGACGCTGGGGATGGCAGAAGATTCTGCCGAAATATGGATGGACTCACAAAACAGTGTCGATGGCACTGACTTTGGATGGAGATTGAAATGGGCAAAGGATCAGGCGGCGGTCAGCAGCAGGTTATAAATAAGACAGAACTGCCTGAATGGGTTCAGGAGGCAGGTCGTAAGAACCTCGCTGCTGCTTATCAGGTATCAGAAAACATGATGGGACCATATACAGGTCCGCGTGTTGCTGGTCTTACAGGCGGTCAAATGCAGACCATTGGCGACATCTCGTCAAGCTATGGCATGGCACAGCCTGCTTATGCCTATGCACAGCAGATGGCTGCACAAGCTGGTCAGTATCAGCCACAACAGGTTCAGGCTGCTCAGTTGTCAACGACTGACCTTGCTCCTTATATGAACCCGTTCACGCAGTCTGTCCTGCAATCTTCGCTTGATACGTTGAACCAGCAGCGTCTGCAGAATCTGAACGCTGCTTCTGATGCTGCTATTCGTGCCCGTGCATTCGGTGGATCACGGCAGGCAATCCAAGAAGGTGTTGTTAATGCTGCAGCACAGCAGCAGGCAGGCAACCTTGCAGCACAGTTATATTCTCAGAACTTCCAGCAGGCGCAGCAGGCAGCACAGGCTGACATTGCTCGTCAGATGGCAGCGCAGCAGCTTAATCAGGCGGCTGGACTGCAGCAGGCTGGTCTTGGTCTGCAAGGTGCACAGGCACTCGGTGGTTTGGCTGGTGCAGGTCAGCAATCGTATCTGCAGGGTGCTGGTTCTGCCTTGGCTGCACAGTCTGCCTTGCAGCAGCAGCAGCAGGCTGAAATTGATGCAGCGCAGCAGGCATATCGTGAAGCGCAGCAGTTCCCGATTCAGCAGCTTCAGATTCCGATTCAGGCTCTGGGTGCTACACCTTATGGACAGACAAACACGCAAACTGGTCCCGGTCCTACCAGCAACCCGCTGCTGACAGGTTTGGGTGCTGCTGCGTCTGCCGCGTCTCTGGCTGCGTCGATTGCTGCACTATGATCGACACAGCCTTACTGTTTAGCGGTGGCAAAGACAGTCTGGCCTGTTTGTATCTGAATAAGGACAAATGGGACCAGATGTATGTTGTGTGGTTGAATACAGGTGCTGCGTATCCTGAAATGATCGCATATATGGCTGAATGGAAACGTAAACTTCCTTACTTTGTGGAGCTTAATTCCAATCAGCCTGCAAACGTGCAGCAGCATGGATGGCCTGTTGATGTGTTGCCAGTGAACAATACACCGCTTGGCAAAGACATAAGCGGTGAATCTGGACCACTCATGCAGCCTTATGTGAACTGTTGCGCGTCGAACATCTGGTTTCCGTTGCACTATGGTGTGAAGGAACTAGGTGTTACAAAGGTCATCAAAGGTCAGCGCAATTCAGACGAAAAGAAGTCTGTTTCGCGTAATGGTTCCAAGGTGGATGGCATTGAGTTCATCATGCCCATTCAGGATTGGACGGAAGAACAGGTTTTCAGGTATCTTGATGAGGTTGGGGCACAACTCCCGCCGGGATACAAAGAAGGCGAAAAGACAGGCAGAGACTGCTGGGATTGCACCGCGTATCTGTCTGACAATATGCAGAGGATTAAGAACCTGCCACCGTTCAAAAAGGCAGAAGTTCTTCGCAGGCTGAACATCATCGACGAAGCAGTCGGGAAGCAGTGGGTGAGCTATGGCTGATGTAAATACCATCGCAGAATACATCTACAGACGCGCACCGCTTTATGGCGTTGATCCTAATCTTGCTGTTGGGATTGCACGTTATGAAGGATTGAACCCGAATACGCTCGGCAGTGCTACTTTTGGTAATCGTGATGCCCGTGGATACTCGTTTGGACCTTTCCAACTTTATTCAGGTTCATCTGATCCAACTAAAATTGCACCCGGTGGAATGGCTTATGAGTTTCAACAAAGATATGGACAGGTTCCATCCCGTGAAAACTGGATGCAGCAGGTCGATTTCTCACTTGAAACGATGAAGAATAAAGGAACATCACCTTGGTATGCAGTGAGGGACCAAGGTGGTGTTGAAGCTATTACAAAAAAAGGTGCAACATTTGCGGGTTCTCTTGGATTACTTGGTGGTGGTCAAGAACAGAATCAACCGCGTAATGCTCTCATTGCACTTGGAACTAACGACTACACCAACCCACAAGCGGCAGCAGAGGCAACTCAGCGTGCGATTGATGCTGCTCGTTCTCGTGGTCTTACTCCTATTATTGTCCCGCCGAATGCAGACAATGATAAATTCAAGGCTGTAAGTAATGCAGTTCGGACTGCGGCATCAAATTCTGGTGCTACGATTGCTGTTGGAACATACGACCCAAAAGACCCGCTTCATTTGACTATGGAGTCGGCTCGACAACTTGGTCAGCAATATCCCGGCGCTATTCCAATCGGTGATAGTAATGCTGTTCGCATTGGCATGGGATTGGGATATAAGCCAGCGGCTGAAGGCTCTCAAATTGTAAACCCACAAGGCGTTGTTCTTGCGCAAACTGGCCTTGACTCATCTGCGATTGCTCAGAACATTATGGGGTTGCCTGAGCTAAAAACTCCTGCCATGCCAACACAGCAGCGGCAGCCTGCAACCCAGATGGCTGACATCAAAGGCTACCTTGCTCCTGCAGCTGCAGAAAACCTTGCTCCAGCTGGTACATGGGCGCGTTTTGGACAGGATTTGCTTGGCGGCGCCACAGGCGGGTTGCTCGGCACACCTTGGTCAACACCTGCTGCCAATGCACCACAGCCAACACAGGTTGCTTCTATGGCTCCTGTGAACATTCCTGCAGTGCAGCCGCAGTTTCCGTCTGCCACACCGGGCATGGCTGGCAGCGTGGCATTGCCTGCTTCAGTTGGTCAGCCAACAATGCCACAGATGGCTGGTTTGAATGTTGGCGCTGGTTATCAGGCTCCTCCTGCATCTGCAATGCAGCCTGCTGCAGCAAGTCAGTCGCTGTTTAATATGCCAACTGCTTCGACACCCGGTGCTGTGGCAGGTAACATTGCCAACATTGCATCCATTGGTGCAAGCCTCATGGCTGCTGGTGCACCTCGTCAAACATGGCAACCCGGCGCTCCTGCACCCGTGCATCGTGGGCAGTGGCGTGATAATATCTTCGAAGGTCTTTTGGGGTAATCAACATGGCAAGTCTTGAAGAACAGCTTGGTGCACTTTACCTGCAGTCGCTTGTTGGTAGTCAGGGTGAGACGGCTGGTTATGGTGCAATGCCTCCGCAGCCGATGCAGCCTGTTGTCCCGACACCTGCTATGCAGCCGATGACGATGGCTCCGATTACGCAGATTCATCCGGCTATCCAGAATGCCTTCCAAACAGCACTGATGAATCAGGCAATGCTTGGAACAGCAACGCCACCATTCAACCCGGCTGAAGTGCAGCCTGCAGGTGTGCAGCTGCCAGAGTCATATAACAGACTGAAGTTTGAAGGTTCGGGCGGCAAAACTATCCCGACACCTATTAACTTTGGCGGTCTGCTTGGTCGATAAGGACTAGAAACATGGCACTTCTTGAAGACATTGGCGGTGGCATCAGCAACTTTTTTGGCGGGTTGCTTGGTGGTGGCAGTCAACCTGCTGCAGAAGGAACGCAGCCCGGTGTGCAGCCGCAGCAGGCAGACTTGATGTCGATGCTTTCTGCTGATGACCAGAAGCGGCTTGCATATAGTATGCTTGGACAGATTGGTTCGACTCTGCTTGCTGCAGGTCAGAAGCAAATGCCGCAGCAGCGTGCACAGTATCTTGCACAGCTAGGGTCTATTCCCGGCAACATTCAGCGAGAAATGATGACTGGCATCCAGACAAAGATGCTGCAGTCGCAACTTGCTGAACGTATGCAGAACCAGCAGACGCTTGGTCAGATCACAAATCTGATGAAAGACCCTGCTGCATTCAAACAGGCACTTGGGTTTGATTTGCCTCCCGGTATGACGGCAGCGCAGGTACAGAACATTGTGCAGCAGCGTGCTGTGTCGCAGTATGTAAATCCGCTGGCTCGTCAGATTCAAGAAGCACAGTATGCCGATATGCTTGCAAACCGTGAGAAGGCATTGACGCAGCTTGAAACACAGAAGCAGCAACTTCAGGCAATCGGTGGTGATACAGCGCAGATTGATGCGCAAATTGGTGCATTGCGCCGTATCTACGGTACACCGTCTGCTGGTCCTGCTCCTGTTGTTGCACCAGCACCTACTACACCGTCACCGATGCTTGTGACACCTGCACCAGCACCTGCTGCACCTACAGTTGCTCCCGGTGGTGTTGTTCAACCTGCTGCACCTGCTGCTGCTCCGACTGCACAGGAACCAACAGCTGCTGCTGTTACACCTACTGCTGCTGAAGTGCCTGCTGCTCCGGCTCCGGCTGAAGTACCCGCTGCACCTGCTTCGCTGTTTACACCTCCTGCTGCTCCAAAAACAGTTAATGAGAATGCAGCTGCTTCTTTGTTCAAACAGTTTACACAGATTCCGCAGGCTGAAGTTCGTCAGCGTTTGCAGGCTGCTGTTGGTGCTGGAAAGTTCCAAGAAGAATATTCAAAGCTGCTGAAGGAAGAACGTGAGCAGCTTGGTGAAGAAGGCAAACGCAAGTTTGACCAAGAAGCAAAGCTTCGTGATTCTTTTGTTGCGAATACAAAAGACTTCAACAACCTGCAGGTTGCATACAAGACGATGGAAGAACTGGCGCAGAACAAGGCTGGTACAAGTGACCTTGCTCTCGTTATGTCTCTCTATAAAATCTATGATCCCGGTTCAGTTGTGTCTGTGACTGAATCAGGTCAGGTCATTGGTACAGATTCTGCTGTTGGTAAGTTCAGCGCATTTGCCAACAATCTTATGACTGGTCAGAAGTTGCGTCCTGAAATCCGTGAGCAGGTTCTTGAAGCTGCACGTTCACGTTTCAACGAGAACTATGCTGACTATGAGCGCAGACTTGAGCAAAACATTGAACTGGCAAAACGCAACAAACTGGACCCAGAGAATGTTGCTATTGACCAGCGTGATCCTGCTTTGAAAGCGCAGATGGATGCAATGCGTCAACGTGACCAGATTTCAAAGTCGATCAGCGTTGACCAGATTGGTAATGCAACAGTTGCTGATCTTGAACTGCTGAACAAGCGCGTCCTAAATGCAGGTCAGCTTGCAGCTGTTAAGAAGAGACTTGAAGAACTTGGCAAGCCACCTGTGATTGAGCCTGCTGCAAATGCTCCAACTACAGCAATTCCATTTGGAAGAACATCTGCAGTTGGAGATAGAGAAATCAGACCATTCTCACGTGGCGAAGAAGTAAATTGGCAATATCAGAGGCTTGCACCTCGCCTGCTTAATCCGCTCGGTCAATAAGGTGACACATGGCAGATGATCCGTTTGAAAAACTCCGTGGTCTAAACCTTCCAGCAGCTGCTACGCAGGGACGGGATCAGCAGGCAATTATGGCTGGCCTTCGTCAGCAATATGGTCTGCCGTCTCAGTCGCAGTTTGTGCGTGATGTGCTGCTGCGTCAGGGTGTCGGTCAAGGTCTTATGCTTGGTGCAGGCGATGAGGCAGAAGCCTTTGCACGTTCCAAGCTATTCGGCACTGACTACGATCAGGAACTTGCCAAGGTTCGCGGTGAACTGGCTGTTGCCAAGGCTGAACGTCCTATTGCAACAACAGCGGCTGAAGTTGCTGGTTCGATTGCACCTGCACTCGGTATCACTGCACTGACTGGTGGCGCTGCTTTGCCTGCCTATGCTGCTGCATCGTTGCCTGCGCGTATCGGCCTTATGGCTGGTCAGGGTGCATTGGGTGGCGTTATCCAAGGTGGTGCAGAAGGCTTCCTGAAGGGCGAAGGCAGTGCTGCAGATCGTCTGGATAAGGCTGCTGAAGGCGCATTGATGGGCGGTGCTATTGGTGCACCACTTGGTGCTGCGATGCCTGTTGCTGGCGCTGCATTCCGTGCTGTTAGCCGTACACCAGAGCAGATGGCTGCTGCGCGTGTGCAGAGTGTGATGAAGGAAGCAGGTACAACGCCTGAAGACTTGCTGCGTCAGTATCAGCAGCAGCAGGCGCGTGGTGTGAAGCCTGAGGTGCTTGCTGAAGTGCTGCCACCTACAAGCCCGGTTGTGCGTGAAACAGAGCGACTGGCAACTGCACCAGGTAGCCGAACAATGGCTGAAGGACTGGAGCAGCGTGCACTGCAACAAGGTCAGCGTGTGGAAGAAGGTTTCCGCACTGCAATCGGCCAGCAGAAGAACCTGTTTGATGTGTTTGATGATCTTGCAAAGGTTCGTCAGCAGCAGGCTGCACCTTTGTATAAGGCTGTCGATCCTATGAATGCTCGCACTGAAGCAATGGATGAATTGCTGAAGCGCGTGCCTAAGTCTGTCTTTGGTGAAATTGAGCAAGCGGCAGGCATTGGTCAGCAGGCGCCAAAGGCTATCGTTGAGATTGGCGATAATGGTGCAAACGTGGTGCGCAACTATACGTTTGCCGAAGTTGATGCCATCCAGCGTGCTTTGGATGACGCAGCGTCTGCAGCCTATCGTGGTGGCA